CCTAGCACTCCTGTTCTTGTTAATACTTCAATTATTGCTGTTACTGCGGCTTCAAGTCCTATCATAGCCAACCTTCTTAAAAACCTTATCAAGACTGCAATCAAGAAGCTGACAAAGAAAAAAGATGAGGTAAAATAAAAAAGTAGCAAGCCCAGCACCATGTCATTGAATTGACCACTGCTCTGTTGGATAGACTTGCTGCTTCAAGCAACCAGACCCATTATCAAACCGTAAAATCGGTTACTGCTCTGTTGGAGCGTCAGTTGCTTTTTAATTTATGAGTATGCGGTATAACTTGACCCATCTTTTCTACAACTTCCACATCCTCGCATAGAGAGTAATATTTAGAATCCTTAGTGAAGCGTATTCCGTCACGATAGAGTTGGCCACAATTTTTCAATCTTGCCAATTCGTAGTTCAGTCTTTCCTTAGATAATATTTGTCTTTGTATTTTTTCTTGCGTTGTAGCACTTTTTAAACACGCATCTTGAAAGCGTTTATCAAGAGGAACAGATATTGTTGCAGCAATTCCAAAGTTAAATGAAGTTGCATCTTTGTTGCCACTATAATTTTCTCTATAGAATAAAATTTCCCCTGCGTTTGTAAGGTTTCCATCGTCGTCTGTAGCCTCGTTATAAACTGGCGTTAGGTAAGTATAGTCTTGAGGACGTTTTATAGCTACTGAGGTCGTTGCAAATGGGCTTATAGATAATGTTGCTCCTGAGCATTTGATTCCGTTTCCATAAGTATTCTCTGTCATTGGGCCTGTTAATACTTGAGTTGCAAAGTTAGAAACTGAGGATGATGTATTTGACTGTGGATTCGCCACAGCTGAGGTATTTGCGTAACTTGGCAAACAAGAAAAAAGACTTATTAATTGGAGAAAATAACCGTAGTATCGGTGACCACTTCTGACTGAACCGTTCTTGTTATATCGATCACGCTTTCCAAAGAAGGGCCTTTGTAAAACTCTGAAAACTGAAAAGCATTCCCTTGTGTGGTTTGCTGCCAGTTTGGTTTTTGATCCATATTTAAACCAGTCCATTCATAAGTCGTTCCATTGATGGTTTCTGTGACGGTGGCATTGGGCATTGAAATTGTGTCGCAATTTCCGCAAGATATGCCCGAACCAGTAACGCTGTAGGTATAGCCTGAATTGTAGCGAACTTCTCGGATATTTTCTGTAAGATTATTTGTGGTGACGCTTCGACTCGTGCTTGTAGCACTTGTGAAATTTGGCACGACAGGAATTGCGTGTGCTGGACTAACAAAAAATATAAAAAGAAGATATTTCCACATTAATCAACGGTCAGGTCTGTTACGAATTGACCAGTAAGAACAACTCCAGTTCCTGTTCCACCTGTAAGAGACATTGTATGATGATCCAAAGTTACGGCTGCTGTACCTACCGAACCAGCTGCAGTCGAAGTCAAATCACTGAAGTTACCAACTGTTCCAACAGTCGGTGCAGATCCTGCAGTTGCGTCACCCTCAAGATAAGACTGAGTAAAGCTGAAAGTCTCACCAGCAGTTGTTTGTGTTGCACTTGGCATGGTTACAGCTGGAACTCCATTCGTAACAGATCCAAAACCACCTACACTTGCAGCGTCTCCACTTGTCGTTGTTATATTTGTGCCGCTTATGCTGTAAGATGAGCCAATTTTATCGGCTGAAGTTGCAGCACTTAAACTCTCCAATTTTACGCTTGAAGTGATCGTGCTTTGAATATCACAAAATGCCGCAGTTGGAGAACATAGAACGGCAAGTAGTAAAAGCTTTTTCATTTGATACCGACTTTGTTTTTACTATTATCCACTATCTTAGGACCATTATTGTTATTATTGCCACCTTTCTTCTGTCCGACTGAGATTCCATAACTGCCGAGCACTCCACTGACAAGTCCAGCCGTAAACGCCCCATCAATTCTTACTTTTCCCATATATCCCAAAGTCATCATTGATAAACTCCAAGTCAAAATAAGAAATCTGACTCCGTGACCAAAAAGGTCGCCCCAATCAAAACCTTCTTTTTCTTGCTTTTCTTCTTCCATACGGATTGCCTTTCTTGTTTTATATTAACAATGTAGCTATGTTAGGAAAAGAAAACAAAAATTAATGTCAAAGTTTCTAATTAACCTATTCATACGCTTCGGCAAGAGTGAGAGTCTACGCAAAGCGGCTCTGAATCTTTTAAAGGATTTGGCTTCAAAATCAGACAACGATGTTGATGACGCAATCGTCAAAATGATAGAAGAAAAGCTTTTCCCAGTTAAATGATTAAAAAGTTTCTAAATATCGACATAGAAAAGGCTCCACCTGAGATGGAACTAGAAGTTGAGCTTCAATGCAGACAAATCATGGAGTCTGATGACATTGATAATATAAAACGATATTGCACTCATTTGGTCAGACATAAATTAAGGCAAGATATGTTTTTATCCTCTTTGTTAAATCATTTTATAGATATTGAGTTTGTCAAACCAGTAAGAAGAAAAAAGCGTTTTAAATTATTCTAAAGTTTTTTCATATTCCTTAAGATATTTATCTTCAAAGTCTCTAATTAACATGCCGTTTGTTTTATCAACTTCATAGTTGAATTTAAGGACCGCAGTTCTTATATGCTCCTTCACCCACCGACCCTCTTCATAAACAACTTGAGCTTTGCCATTTTCTTTTATAAAAACATAGTGGTCTTGTCCTTTTAGCTGTATATCTAAAAAGTTCCTTTCTAAATCTCTACGTCTAATATCTTTTAGTTTTCTAAGTTTAAGTGAAGAATGTTCTTTTTTTTTCATTTTAACTCCAAAGTAATCTCAACCCATGACGGTTGTGGTTTGCATCCATCAATGACTCCATAAAAAGGATTATTCATAAACTCGTAAGTTTTTTTTCCATCGGTGTAAATCATGCCGATATAAGGG